GCTAAGTGAGCCAGAAGATGTGAATGTGTGAATGAAGTTACCGCCTGATTGGGTAACAGTTCCACCGCCAAATAATTGTGTTGCGCTTATGTATGAGAGGATGACGATGCCTGAGCCGCCAGAACCGCCTGTGCCTGTTCCAGCATCTCTTTGCAGTCCCCCGCCGCCGCCGCCAGTATTTGCTGTTCCAGCGTTTCCAACAGTTGCTGATGACTCTAATCCAGCACCACCACCACCCGCACCGCCGCTTCCGGAAGTAGAACCAGAGCCTCCACCGCCACCAGCATAAGTAACACTTGAACCACTTATGCTTGATGCTGTACCAGCACCTCCATTACCTCCAGCAGGGGTAACTAAATTAGCTTGTCCTCCAGCCGCACCTGCACCACCTCCACCTCCACCAGCACGGTTGCCTCCAGTTCCTGTTACTCCACCTCCAGCATTACCTTCACCGGATGGAGATGATGCAGTTCCAGCAAGAGTGCCATTAAAATTCCAAGCTACTGCGCCACCCGATGATCCACCAGCACCACCAGCAAGAGCCGTTGTAGAAGCCGCATCTCCAGCACCAAAACCGCCACCAGTAGAAGTAATTGTGTTAAATACCGAATTACTTCCGTTAGAACCAGAGTTATTTGTAACGCCAGCACCGCCAGCACCGACAGTTACTGTGTATGACAGAGTTAGGTTTAAAGATTCTGTACCCGTCCTATATCCACCCGCACCACCTCCCCCACCACCAGAGCCGCCGCTACCTCTAGACGCATGATTACCAACACCACCCCCGCCACCACCAGCCACTACAAGAAAACTTACACTAACACCAGCATCCCCTGTCCACCCAAAGGCGGCAAGCGCAGCAGCACCAATTTTAGATAAGCGTGGCATTATGCGAACTTGGTTACAGAGGCCAGCACAGTAAACGCGGCACTGCCTGTCTTGATAATCACATAGGTGTAGCTGTCAATTGCGCTTGCATTGCCGCTTGTCGGTGCAGTTCCACCCTGCCATTTTGGAGTAACAGTAGAACCATCAACTTGGACAACAGAGTTGTAGTAGGCCGTAGCGCCGTTTGTCACCAAGAATGTGGCAGACAACGATTGACCCGTTGACATCAAGGTGTTGAGGGATATGCCGCTTGTGCCTCTAAAATTTACAGTAAAGTTGCCACTTGCGTTTGTTGTGTAGTACAGAACAACTTGTGTAGAAGCGTCAAAGTTAATCGTACCCGTTGCCGCAGTCGCAGAGATTGTAATAGTCTCTCTGATTGTTGTGACCAATTCATTTGTAATAACGGGGCTAGTCAAAGTTTTGTTGGTCAGCGTCTCTGTGCCTGTGTAAGTGGCAATAGATGCACCAGCTAAGGTGCTAGCACCTGTACCGCCATTTGCAATCGGCAATGTTCCTGTTACCCCTGTTGTCAAAGGTAGGCCAGTAGCGTTTGTCAGAGTGCCGCTTGAAGGTGTTCCTAGTGGGCCACCGTTGTCTAAAATCCTGACCCAAACACCACCGTGAGCAAAAAACATTGCCCCATCGGCATGACTGTGAGCAAGAGCGCCGTGATAAGTAGCCGCAGACGGGAAAGCCGCTTGATTCGCGTAGTAAAACGGAATCACCGACCCAACTTGCGGGGCAGTGATTGCACCATCGTCAGCAATCGTTACCAAACTATTTTGGACAAGTTTGCCCGTAGCGGCATCAAACCTTGTGATTGCATTGTCTGTGGCAGAGGCAGGGCCAACTAAATCACCAGAGGCATTAATTGTTTGGTTGGGCCAAGACCCTGACACTGTGACGTTTGTACCGGCAACTATGGCAGGGGTTGCAGTTCCTGATCCTCCATTAGCTACAGGCAAAGTCCCCGTTACACCTGTAGACAACGGCAAACCCGTTAAGTTGGTGGCAACGCCGGCAGATGGTGTGCCGATGTTTGGAGTTGTTAAAACAGGACTAGTGGATAACACCACATTTCCGCTACCCGTTGAAGTGGTAACACCAGTACCACCGTTGGCAACCGGCAATGCAGTGCCAGATAAACTTATTGCCAGTGTGCCGCTGGTCGTAATGGGTGAACCCGCAACAGATAAAAACGTTGGTACGGTTGCCGCAACGCTTGTAACTGAGCCAGAACCGCCAGAGGCCGCAATTGTTTGATTGGGCCAAGACCCGCTTACTGTAATATTTGTACCCGCAACAATGCTTGGTGTAGTAGTTCCAGTGCCACCATTTGCTACTGCCAATGTTCCTGCTAGCGTGACTGTGCCGGAACTTGTAATTGGGCCACCGGAAGTTGTTAGTCCGGTTGTGCCACCAGAAACGGCTACGCTGGTCACTGTGCCACTACCGCCGCCACCTGCGCCGCCACTGGTAACAATTCTGATGCGTTCTTCTAAGTCTTGCGAAACAACTTCGCCCACATTGATGGCGCGGCCTGTTGACAAATCAATAATTAAGCTGCCATCAAAATCAATGTGTGCGTCAACTACTGAGACGCCATCTTCACCATCAACGCCGTCTTTGCCTGGCATTCCGGCCAAGCCTTGTTTGCCATTGAGTCCATCTTTACCGTTACGCCCGTCTTTTCCGTCTCGGCCATCGCTGCCGTTAGACCCATCACGCCCGTCTTGAATGGTTGAAACGCGCTTTTCTAAGACATTGCTTACGTTGTCAAACTTTGCACGAATGTCTGTGTCTATTTTCTTGAGTGACTCGACAACCAACTGAACATTCTCAGCGGCTTTACGCTGTTGCATAGCTTTGACCTCGGAAACCGAGTTGCTAACGGAGTTAAAGATATTGTCTGCAATTCCGTCAACATTAGCGTCGTTAAAGATTTTATCGATTGCCATTTGCCAACTCCTGATTTAAGTTTTGGAGAAAGTCATTCTCCATGTCTACCACGTTGCTCTTGGCATTATTCATTTGCAACTCGACAATTTTAGACTTGTTCTTAATGTCGGCTTCTTTGAGCATCAACTCAGCAATCTTGACCCGTTTGTCAAACTCGTTGCTTTCATTGCCTGAAGGAAGATTCTTAGTTGCAGAGGCAAGAACCTTGGCCTGAACCTCTTGTGGCATAAGCTGCGTTTCAATCGTCAGTTTCTGTGCTTCTGCCCGATTCTGCTCCGCTTGCGTAGTCTGCACCGCGATTTGAGCCTGTTGCGCTTGCAAAGCCAGCTGCTGCTGGGCTTGTTGCAACTGTTGTGCCTCTGGGTTGGGCTGGCTCATCTGATCCAAAGCCGCAATCATTTCGTACCTGTTAGACAGGCTGGAATTGGCAAAAATGCCCTTCAAGATGATCGGCAGCACCGGCGTATTCGGGCCAAGAGTCTGCAACAGACCCACAAACTGCTGTTGCTCGTACTCTCTAGCGATGATGCCTAGAGTGGCCGTCGGGATGAACTTCATGTCCACCGATGGATAGCGCTCTGGGTCGAACTGCATGTACCTGAACGCTGCCTTTTGGATGAACGGGATCAAGAAATCCTCTTGGAAGTTCACCAGTGTGCGTTTGTACTTCTTGATAATCGTAGCCACTGCCATTGACATGCCAGCGCCATCCCGATTGCCTTGGCTAACCATCCCTTGACCATCCATCGTGCCGGTGGCTTGGAGGAGCATGCGCTCAAACTCTTTGGCCGTGTTCAGATTGTTAAGACTTGTCTCGCCAAACTTAAAGGGGTACAAAATCTCAGCAGGGTTGCCGTTGACCAAGAACGCCTTGCCAGGTTTCACCTCAAACTTAGCGCCGCGAGGCAGTCTCGATGCGTCCAAACCGATCATTGGGCTGGTGGTCAAAGCAAGTGAGTCCAAATGGCTACGCACTTGGGCGTCAATAGCCTTCTGCATGTTGTAAGACTTCTCCACCGTACCCCTGCCCAGCAGCCGGTTTGGAACTGTATCGTCCTGATAAGACAGAACTGGCCTGTCTTTCATCATGTACGGGTTTTCTTCTGCTTTTAAGAGCAAGCCCTCATTGGCAATCACGACAATGGCTTCCACCATGTTAGAGTAATCATCAGCAACCGAGTCTTCGGGGAATAATTCTTCTATTTCCTCGTCCTTCTCGGTCAGGTACTCCCTTGGCACAAGGCCGTAGTACGTCAGCAGCCGTACTTTTCCGTCCCTGTACTGGCTCACCTCTTGGGTTGGCTCAAGATCAGTGTCTTCATCGCCCGTGGTGATGTTTACCTTGCGGTAGATGCCCTTCTCGATCCCCTCGACTACCTTGTGGATGCTGACAAACTTCTCTATTGCCACGCCCATGCAGTCATCAATGCTCGTCCCGTTGGGATCGAATAAGAAATTCTTGGGGTTGACCGGCGTGATCTTGACCGCAATGCGGCTTTTTTCTACCACACCGATGGCAGCTTGCCCCATTTGTCCTGGAATCGGCTGGGTGGCTGGCTCAAAGACCTTCTCCGTCTTCACCACAATTTCGCCGATGCCCGTGCCATAGATTTCAGCCATCAACTCGATCTGGTCGATAGCTTTTCTAATCTTGTCTTGCTTAAAGTCTTCCATCAGCTGGGCTTTAAGCGCCTCGACATCCAAAGGATTGCCGTTGACATCTTTAAGATCGTCTTCAATGTCAAAGAACTCGCCCTGACCAAAGATGGCTTCCATGATCTCGGCGTGGCGTGTCTCCACCGCTTGTTGGGTGGCAGGGGTCACGATTCGGCTTCGCTCAGACTCTCGCGTCTTGTCCTCAGCAGCCCATTCGCCACGGAAGATGCGTTCATATTCTAGGTAGTTGGGGAGAAAGTTTGTGTCGCGCCAGTCGCGCCAGCGGTCACAGTGGTCAATGACAAAGGAGGTTAGCTCTTTGTCGTTCTCTGTTGGTTCGTCGAACTCATTTTGATCCATGCTAGACCCCGCTTATTACGTCCAT